TGATGTTAATGTTTTATTTGTAAGTGTATCTGTAGTATCTCTACCTACAACTGTCTCATCTGAAATTGCTGTATTTAATTCTGCTATTGTACCTGATAAGGTGTTGTCCGTTAAATCAATAGTTTTATTTGTTAGTGTTTCAGAACCAGAAGTTGTTGAGAAACTACCATCGGATACTGCTGTGTTAAACTCATTCGCCGTACCTGTTATGGTGTTATTAGCAAAATTAATTGTTTTGTTAGTTAGTGTGTTTGTACTAGCCGCTGAAACTTCAGCAGCCATTGAAACTTTATTGTCGGTAACTGTTGTTGTAATACCTGTACCACCTTCAAAAGTTAAAGTTTGACCTAAACTTAATGCGTCAATGGTAGAAGCGTCATCTTTAATAGATATTGTAGGAAAAGTATTAGTAGCCGCTGTCAAATCTTTGTTTGATAACGCCTGTGTAGCAGTTGTAGTAGCAAAAGTACCGGATGTGAAATTTGTACCATCACCTAAGGCAGTGTACAATTCGTTCATCAAATTGTTGACTTTTGTTGCGCCTTCTCTTAAATTATCACCTGTTCCGTCATTTGCAACTGAACCGATACCTATTAATTGTTTAGCCATTTATTTTCCTCTTTGTACTATTTATAACAGTTTTAAACAGTTGTGTCATCAAATGTTCTGGTAGTTTTATCAAATTTAGTAACTGTGTTATCAAATGAGTCTCCACTGAATGCCGTTACAGACGGAAACGCAAAATTCATCTTAACTTGCTTACCTTGTTCATCACTAGTCATAAGCATAACTGCGTCTAAACCGTCTAAAGTTGTTTTTGTACCAAATACCTTTAATTCACTTAATGTTTTGAACGTGTTACCAGCGCCTTGAACACCAGCACCGAAAATTCTATTTGCATATGTATTGATTGAACCATATCTAGGACCAGCATATGCCCAACCTTGTGATACTTGAACACCGTTAATATTCTCTCTTTTACTTGACCTAATTGTTAAATGTACACCTTGTCTGTGTAAAGTTACGTCTCTAGTATTTGCTGAAAATCTTTCAGTAGAATTATCATTATCAATAGAACCAGCTATATAAGCATTGTTTCTCAATGAAGTACCGTCATCTACTGTTCCTAATCTTCTACCGAATATAGTAGAGAATAGAATGTTTGCAATACTAAAGAATGGGTCATCAACTGCACCAGAAACAGCACCTGTAATTGGTGTTGAAATCTGAGCATTAAGTCTAGTTGATAATTGTACTTCTCCTGTAAAGTAAAAACCAGAAGTGTGCATTGTCTTTTTAAAACTATCTCGCCATTCATTAATAGAACGACCAACTTTTAGAACGTAAGAAAAGTCTTGATAATATAAACTATCTTGTACTTTTACAGTAGTTTCTGAAATTTCTCCGTCTTCATTTAGAAAACGACCATCTGTGTCAGCAACAGATACAACATCAATTGTTGCACTTGAAGTATCAATCTTTTTAACAGTTAATTGTCCACCAGACGGTGCTGTTAATGTTTCGTTAGTTTGAAATGTTCCTGTAACATCTTGTAATCTAATTAGACCTCTATCGTTATCATATTCTGCAAGTTTACCAGAAGCACCACTTGTGCCACCTGTTATAGTTTCATTTGCTAAGAAAGAACCTGAAATATTTACGCCAACGATATTATTATAAAACGTTAGTGTTGGTGGAGAAGGAGCAAGTTGATAATCTAAACCTAATTCTACAGTTTTAATTTTAACAATTCTACCAATATTAGAACCATATAATTTTACAGAACCATTTAAACCAGTTGAACCATTAACAACAGCTGTTGGTAATTTTAAATAACCATTTCCTGGATTTGTAATATAACATTTACGAATTTGTCCAATATCTGTTCCAGTTTCTTGCATAACAGAATTACCAGCATACGTGTCGCCTCTAGTTGTTTCATCTTCATAAACTAAAGTTTCGCCGTCTTCTGCAATAACATCACCATTAACATTACTAACAAAACCAGACGCACCAAGACCTGATGTACCTGTGTCATCAAAAGTTATACTATCGCCAACCCGATAATCTCTTCCTGGATTGTCAATGATAACTTCTTCAATTTTACCTGGACCAATTTCTTCAACTTGGAAAAGTCCACCTGAACCACCACCAATAACTGAAATAGAATCTGAGGTATCATTTAGTGAACCATCATTTGTAATATTTTTATTACCTGGAATACCTGTAACAGTTGCCTTAATAAAATAGTCATCTGTGTCTGAAGCAGTACCTTGTATCTCTTCACCAATTAGAAAAGTACCAACAATACTATCTGCGTTAATTGTAAATTCTGTAACTGTATTTTGACCAATCTGAAAGATAGCAAGGTTTTCAATTGTTGCAACTGCACCTGAAGTAAAACCTGTAATCTGTCTACCAATTAAATCATTACCTTTACCTACTGTAACTTTACATCTTAATACTTTTTTAGAATCCCATTGGCCATCTGATACTCTTAAAATATTCTCTCTAGGATAAATTGTTTCTGAATTTGAATTAAATAATAGTCTAAAAAATGTTTCGTGACCTTTTGTTGTACCTTTAGCACGGTACATTGACCTAATATTCTTAATAACATTTCTTTTATTAACACCAACATCCAGATTTTCTGGTAATGTTGTAAGAAACTCGTCTCTAAATGAATTTAAGTAATTTGTAATTGCACCATCGGGGTCTCTAAACTTTAACAAGTCCATAATGTTATTAACAGGACTTGGTCTGTTTGTATTTACAATTGCATATGCATTTGATGTTTGACCAACAACTACCTCATCTTTAACAAAGTTATTTTGTGATGTTATGAATAGTCTGTTATTATTTAAGTCTTCTGCAAATACACTTGCTGTTGCATTTGAAGTTTGGCCTTTGATGACCTCTCCTCTAGTAAATTTACCGTAAGGTGTATCTTCTAAAAGAATTTTATCATCTGTATCTAATAGTGTTCTAGTAGAACCTATGCCAGAAGAGTTAAGAACAATGTTATTGATTTGACCTGTCTCTGTTTCAATTAAGAGACCGTCAGTTGCTTGAATACTTGTTACACCTAATTCAGAAGATTCTAAAAGTTGATAATATACCTTTAGAAAGTCTGCGAACTTTGGGTGGTCAGCAACAACGAATTCAGGTAACTGTGAATTAATGATTGTTGAAATTTTATCATTAAATTTTGCCATTTAACATTTCTTCTCTTTAGTAATTACTTGTTGTTGTATAACCAACACCTGCTTCAGCAGAACCACCAACAAATGTGTCAGGTTCAGCAGAAACATTTAATACGTTAGTATCAATCTCAATAATCTGGTCTCTAACAGGAACAATGTCTCTTGAATCAGGTGTTACAGTTAATTCAATTACCGTAGAAGCTGCACCTCTAATATTTGATATAGAAGAAATATTTAAAGAGTTTAGTGTGATTTGACCTGTAGCATAATTAATTGTACCTTGTGCTGATGAAGCATATGTCTTAATACCTGAAACCAAGAAATAACGTCTCACGTTACCATTGCCGTCATCATCTAAAAATTGTTCATTGTCATTTCCGTCAATTTTAAAACCTGTTGACGATAAGATACCACCAGAAGCCATATTATGACCTGCATGAGGATTATATAATGCATTTCTGAAATATATGTCATATTTCGTAGATGAATTTATAGTTGGTGTTAATGTCTTTCTTATTTTAACATTTGTAGAGTTTGATAAAATTGAATCGTCTGTATTATCAATTAATTTTGATAATTTAGAAAATCTAAACACACCATCAAATTTTTGTAACTCATCTGTGTTATATTTTTGAATAGTCGTAATAATATCTGATTTTAACGTATCTTTAGTTTTAGCAGTATTTTTTGAATCAAATTTAGCAACTGTAGTTACTAGAACAGAAGTAGTTTCTGGATCCACAATTTCTGGTCTAACTGAAGCAACATTATAAGGTTTTAACAAACTAACAATATCTAATTTAGTTTGATTAGTCAAAGTTGAACCTGAAGCTGCTTTAATAGCAATTTTAACAATACCATATTGTGGTGTTTCATCATCTTCACCACCCCAAGCACTTACTGATAATGCATTAGGATAAATTGACTTAACAATCGTTTCATAGTCTGTTGTTGTTACGGCTCTGTCTTGAGCTGCATAATGCAAAGGCGCATTAAACTTAATTGAATCTTTTGTCTCTGCCTCAGAACCACCTTGTGAAACCGAGTTAGTAAAAATTGTAACATCTGTAAAACCACCAATGTCACCTTGTAGTGAGAAAGCAGAAGCACCATTTGAAGCAGTTTTGTTAGTTACGATATATTGCATGATTACAACATTACCATCTTGTAATTTTTTACCTGTAACACCGTCACCAAAATAAATTTCATATCTTCCT